NTAGGGCTTGCACTTGCTAACTGGGCTAGGGAGAACTACGGAAGGGGCATGGGGGATATATTGGTGCTATGAATATAATAAAGCGATTATTCAATACATGGGGTAGGGCGAAAGGTCAGTATTTAAGGGGTATAGATACGGCATTTTCCACATCGGGAGCAAGACCGCTTGTGGGCGATTCCTCAGCATGGCTTGACCCGCAACACTGGGGCTCTGCATTGCTTGAGGGCAGGAAACCCCAGACAAAACAGGAGTTCGTAGAGGCGTTCACATCCTGGGTCTATATCTGCGTTAAGCTAAATGCACAGACGGTAGCTTCCGTACCGCTAAAACTGTATGTGGCAAAGACTACGAAGGGTCAGAAATTCCAGACGATAGAGACAAGGGCTATTAGTAAAGCAAGGCAGAAATGGCTCTACCAGAATGAAGGTCTTGATAAATGGCTGACCAAGGCTGAGGAGATAGAGGAGGTAATTGAGCATCCACTTCTTGACCTATTGAGAGAGGTTAATCCCTGGAATAATCGCCAGGACTTATGGGAGTCGACATCGATGTTTTTAGACTTGACTGGGGAGTGTTACTGGCTACTGATTAGGGACAGGCTAGGAGTACCGAGACAGCTATGGACTATTCCCTCACAGTTTATGACCCCTAAATATGGGACATCGCTGGATAAGCCTATAGATCATTTTGTCTACAAGCGTGGCAACGTGGAGACGGCACTTAAGCCTGAAGAGGTAATAATGTTCACCTATCCTAACCCCAACAACCTCTTTTCTGGGTATGCTTGTGTTAGGGGTGTGGCTGATGCCATTTACCTGCAGCGACAGATGTATCAGTTTGAAACATCGCTTTTGAGAATAGGGCAAGACCAGGTGGGATACTCGTGCCAAAGACTAGGATGAGTAAGGCCGACAGGGATAGGCTGACCGAGCAGTTCACGCAGAAATTCGCCGGAGCAAAGAAGGCGGGCAAGACCCTTATTCCCCCTGCTGATATGGACTTTATAAGAGATGCCATGACCCCAGAGGAGATAAGCTTTATAGCCGGAATGAAGCTCTACCGTACCGAGATAATGGCTGCATTCGATATTCCAGAGGGGGCAGTAATAACAGAGACGTCCAACAGGTCGGTGGCAGAAATAGCCGATTATAGACATGCCAAGAATGGGATACAGCCTCGATGTAAGAGGGTTGAGGAGAAGATGAACGAGAGGTTAGTACCCCTATTTGATGAGAAATTGTTTATGGCATTTGATGACCCCGTACCAAAGAACAGGGAGCTTGAGCTTAAAGAGAGCACCGAACTTGTTCTCGCTGGCATAAAGGCTAGGAATGAAGATAGGGCAGAGCGTGGGTTAGAGCCGGTAGAGGGTGGAGACGAACCATTAGTTGATAACCGTCTAATTCCTTTGAGTATGGCAGCAACGGCAATAGAAGCACAAGCCCCAGAGAGTGAGGAGGAGCAGGTCAGGAGTTTTAGCAAGAAAGTGATGGATTCTATTAAGGAGATGCTGGGGTGATTTATAGGGTTTTCAAGGAATATGACATTGACGACAAGCCGATATGGGAATGGGAGTGTGATTGTGAAAAATGTCTAACGACACCATATCAATGCCTAGGGGTGGTGATAGCTAATTATGAAGAAAGAGAGAATCCACAAGACACCGCTCTCTATCCGAGCTTGAGGAGATGAGATGAAAAGAGAACACAAAAAAACCCATCCTTATCTTTACCGACATTTTCCACTTTTGATGTGGGCGAATTGTTGTGGATGTGGACGGGATTTCGTCCGGGAAAAAGGTTGGATGGCTATTACGGGTCCATATCATGGTGTTCATGGCAGAAGGCGTTATTTATGTAAAACTTGTGCGCCTTCCAAGGCAATGGCGGTTGACTATTTCTTAAATAAAAGATGGTTGAAGGGACGACCACCAAAACCCACGGCACAACCACCAATGAGAGACCCTGTTTATAAAATGAGATAAATGATTAACCCTACTCTACTCTCCGACACCTTAGCCAGTAAGGTGGCTAGTGAGGTTGTCTATTCTAGGCTTAGAGATGCGGCTATGGGCTATGTGGCAGAGAGGATCGCAGAGAATGTGAGTAAGGAATTGATAGACGTTTCCCTGACCTATATAGCAGAGATGAAACGTGCCTTAATGTTTGAGAAGCTTTTTAAATCGCTTGCCCCCCATGAGAAGAAGTTTGTGGCTATGCTTCATTCTATATGGGGGGACGAGTGCAAAATAATAATAGCTAACATAAAGAAGATGAAGAAGTCATACCTCAAGAAGGATGCTATTGACCAGTTGCTTTACCCGAGGGGAGAGTTTGAAAAGAAGCTATCCGCACAGGCGGCTGAGATAATACTTGTAATACTAAACGAGAAGGGAACGCAAGAGATGGGGACAATAGCAGCCACAGATGTTGTATTCGACGTGCAGAACCCAGAAGTCCAAAAATGGCTTAAAAGCTATACACCTAAATTCTCCACCAAGCTTGAAGAGGTAAGCGTCACAAAATTGAGGTCTGAGCTTATCAAAGGCATGGATGCTGGCGAGGGCGTTCCTGAGTTAATAAAACGGGTCAACCTGACATACGACAACTGGAATAAGGTAAGGTCGAAGGCCATAGCTCAAAATCAGGCACTTCGTGCTTCCAATAGAGCAGCCCTAGAAGCATATAAGCAATCGGGGGTAGTAAAGAAGAAGATTTGGATAGCCAACCTGGCTACGGCATGTCATTGGTGTGCGCCCTTGGATGGCAAGATAGTCGAGCTTGAACAGCCTTTTTTCGATATGGGTGATGAATATACGGTCAAGGTGGATGGGAAAAGTGAATCCATGAAATTAGATTATGAGACAGTTGAGTCACCCCCCTTACATCCCAGGTGTTTATGTGCAATTTCGGCTTGGATAGAGGAATAAGAGATGCCAATAGTATTGATTGTTATTTGCGCCATGATTGTATTTTTTGTTTTGAAGATTATAGATATCGAGGAGTAAAGATGGCAAGAGACATAAATTACGGGTCAGAACAGCATGATGGCGAATCGGAGCATATCGTTATCTGGTGGTGTATAAAATGCAACGATTATCACTATGGACCGTACGAATGTCCGTATGAAGATTATGATTTCTGTCCCCATTGCGGGCAGATTATAAAAAGAGCCAATGAAGGAGGCTAAAATGGAACGATGCCCTAATTGCAATAATATTTTAGTGAAATCTTATCATGTTGGATTTCCTGCACCAGTATTATTAGTTTGTAATAAATGCAAAAAAGAAATCAAGGAGACCAAAGAAATCGGTCGGATTTCATTTGAGACTGTTAATAAAATGTTACTCGGTGAAAATGAGGAGGATTAACATGAAAATGATTACAGAACGACTTAAATTTGTGGATATCTTTCCCGATAAGGCCGCATCAGTAGCCCAAAGGCTTCACATAAAAAAGGACGAGATACCTTTTGTGAGGAAGTATTACACGGCAGAGAAGGACAAAACAGAGATTAAGAAAAAGGAAAGGGCGGTAATAAGCTATATATCCACAGGCATAAAGGATAGGGATGGTGAGAGACTCGTACCAGAAGGGGCGTTATTGGATAACTACCAGAAGAACCCCATCGTGCCATTTGCCCATGATTATAGGACTATCCCACCCGCTAAGAATATGTGGATTAAGAAGGACGAGAAGGGGCTGATCGCCAAGACCGTCTTTGCCAAGAACCAGAGGGCAGAGGATATATACCAAGCCTATACAGAGGATGTGGGCGATACGGGTCCGTTACTTAATGCTTTTAGCGTAGGTTTTATTCCTCTAGAGTGGGAGGATACGGATAAAAAGGCATTGGAAAAAGACCCTGAGCTACCGAAGCGGATTTACAATAAATGGGAACTCCTTGAGTATTCCCTTGTGCCTATTCCGAGCTGTCCGGAGGCGTTGACGATAGCGATAGAGAAGAATCTTATTCCCGAGGGGTTGAAGAAGGACTTGGACGTTGAGGTTGTGAAGGAAGAAAAGGAAAAGACCATTGAAATTGAACTATCTGAAACAACTTTTGAGCCCAATACAATCGGATATACAGAAGCCAAGGATAAAGACAGGGTGATTGAGGTAGAGAAGGATGAAGAGGGGGATTCATCAACGTGTGGTTATCATCAAATTCTTATCAACCCCGATTGTGAGATAACAAGAACAATAACAATATTCGAAATCGGAGGCATCAAGATACACTATAGTGACAAAGAAAAAAAGGTACATTCATATCTGTTTGATAAGGCAGGGTGGACTGTGGAAGAAGCAAGGAAATGGATTGAGGAAAATAAAACCCTATGGATGGTAGCAGTGGCGCTAGGAGATGACTATGAGGACTTTATGGCAAACTCAAGGAAGTCGGGTGTTCATACCAAGCCCGAAACAACCGAGAACTACCACCGAATTCCCGTAGAATCACCAGATAAACATAAGGGTCATAGGATTCGTACCATTGTAATCTCAGCAAGCAAGGGTATAAAAGCCCTGTACTGTGGGAACTGCAAGAAGGTCATAACGTACCTGTTCGATGTGAATAAATGGTCAATGGAAGAAGCCCAGACTTGGGTAAGCGAACATAAGAGAGGGCTTGAGGAGTGCATCCAAAAATATTTTACCGAGGGGATAGTACCAGACAAAGAGGAATATAAAGAGATAATTAAATCGATAATAGAAGAAGCCGATAAAAGACTTTTCAAGGAAGCACATGATGAACCTCAATACAAGGAACGCTGGAATAAATCGTTATCCAAACTATTCGATATTGCCAATGCTCAAAGTTCCCAACCGCTGAGATTCCATTATGACCTATACGAAAAGTTCTTGGAGTGTAAGGTCAAGGAGATTTTCCAAAATGGCTATGTCATTCCTAGTCCACTATTGGGGACATACCTTGCAGGTTTCAAGGAGATTCTGGGTGAATTCGACTTGAAGGATACAAGGAAATTTGTTTGGGACGGCTCTGAGGTCCCACCCGATTATGAGGTTATCCATCTCAATTCTGAAAAAAGCGATGATTTCCTCATTGACGGCATGTGCTTTTACGAGGCAGAAAAGAAGCCTCTAATAGTTAATTTTAGTCCTAGCTATTATGGGCTGACCGTAACGCTCACGACATCGAATGAGAACAAAGAGTGGAATAAAGACCTGTTGGATAAAGTTCATAGTTGGGTCTATGAGAATAACTTCCTTAGAGGTGAGAAGTTCTCTCTGGGTGGGGAATTCTTATATGAGCCAGATGATAGCTGGGATAACCTTATTTTAAATGAGAGATATAAAGATTCGATTCGCAAATCAGCCAATTTCCTAGAGAAGAAAGGCAAGAAATTTACAGGCAGAGGTTTGTTATTCATTGGTCCTCCGGGAACAGGTAAGACAAAGACTGGTCGAGTGCTGATGAATGAATTGGATGCAACTTTCATCTGGGT